TTTCACAGCCAGTAAAGATAATCTGAAAACTTAAACACCTGTCTGGTATTGTATTGACTGCGATTGCCATTCCATGTAAGAACTCTCCATGATATTGTTCATGGTTACACGTATACTCTCTTCTCACCCACACTTTGAAGTGAGGAATGTTGCTGATTAAGTAGGGCATTACTTGTAGCCACCACCTTTAGCCTTGTACTGCTTGGCTAACATCTGTGCCTTTCTAGCTGACCACTGACCGGGATTACCACCTTTACCACCTGATTTAATTCTGTTGAACAAGTTCTTTCTCATGGTAGGCTTTGTGTAGTTTCCTGCTTTGTTTACTGCCATTAGCTCGGTATCTCCGTAATTGATGCAACTACATGCAGCCTGTTGGCTGTAGCTGCTTGAACTTTTAAAATATCTCCTGCTGTTAGGAGTAGATCCCTAGAAAGTAACTCTACTGTACCATTAGCACTAACTGCTTTAACCTTAAAAAGATTAAAGACAGCAGAAGCAGAATTAGTAATGGTAACATTAATAGTATCTGCATTTCCACTGTCTTCAGAAACGATAATAGATTCAACAATAGAGTCATACCTGCTAGGTACAGTATAAAGAGTTGTGTTGTCTGTTGTAGTTAGGTCTAGTCTAGCAACTCTAAGAGCAGAAGAAGTTTGTATGGTTGACATTATCTACCTCTACGAGCAGCACCACCTTTTGCCATACCCTTTTTCTTCATGGACATACCACCTTTAGCCATGTAGCCCATTTTATTTCTTACAGTAGTAGGTAGCTTCTTGAGTCCTTTTTGTCCTGCAGCAGGTTTCTTCATAGCTCCACCCATTGCGTAACCCTTCTTCTTCATTCCACCTTTAGCATAACCTTTTTTCTTCATCATGCCTCCACCTTTCATGCCAGTAAGACCTGTGGCTGAATCTTCAGGCTTCTTCTTTGTAGGTGACATCATTCCACCCATGTTCATTTTCTTTTTAGCTGCACCTTTTTTCTTCATCATGTTACTATTCTCCTAGTGTTAACATTTCCATCTACGTCTAGCTTGACGTAATCTACTGTTTGGGTCTTTTGCAGCTTTAGGAAACTGCTTCATCTGTCCTGCAGATCTAGCACAGTATGATTTTCTCCTTGCTGCTCTCTTTTTTGAAGTGGGTTTTGATTCTGTCACTGCTGTCTGAAGTTTTGATCCGGGATTATCCCTACGATATTTAGCAACACCTTTTGCAGTCATACCTGCACCTTTTTTAGTGGGTCTCTTATGACCACCACTAATAGTGTGACCCTTCATAGTACCTTTAGTTGTACCTGCTTTAGAAACCATATTCTTTTCGCTTTACACTAGGTTGAAATACGTCTTTGGCATCAAGTAATCCCTCTAAGAACATGGCTCTTTCTACATGATCTAGTGAATACTGAACACCTGTGTCTAGAAATATCTTTTGTCTTACGTAAAATACATCAGAACGAGGTATGTGACATCTCCTCAGTTTAGCTTCGTCTTCATCTGCCAGAGCTAAATAAAATTCTTCTAGAACATTATCGCTAATGTACATCTTAGGCTTTGACATGACCCTAGTTATACTCCAAAAATTGCTGTTGTCAAGAAGAAACGACAAAAATCTCCTCCCAACTCCAGTTAAAAGAAAAATCCCCTACTTTAAGTTTAACTTTAAGTATTTAACTTTAATAAATAACTAGAAGTAGGAGGAGTTTTAGTAGTACATTAAGTATTACTTATAGTATTATATCATGTATACTGCATTTGTCAACAAAAAACTGCCGCCTTCCTACATTTTTTTATAATATTATCTAAGATTGTGCTTAACAAATAAAATTGGTATACTTTTGGTATATACATAGACAAAAAACAATGTGGTTAACAGCTAAAAATACTCATTTCTGGCATTTTGTATACATATATCCACGCAGCCCCCAGTGGAGCATGCACTACTATAGTAAATAAGTCACAGTGTAACATAATAATATTACATTTTTACCACAATAACAGTTAAACTACTGATATTATTACATATTTATATAATAATAGATTATACTCTATATAAATACATTGAGAATTATACCAATACTGTACCAATTTTGAATAAAAGTTAAAAATTGTGTATATCTGCCTAAATTTTAAGCACATTAAACTTTTTTTAAAAATAATTATTTTTTGTATTGACTATTATTTTTTTATGTACTAGATTGATTGTATTAAGACGCAAAACACTTTAAGTAAATATCTAAACAGAGATTGAAAACACATAACAACTTATAACTTGAAGCACTTAATAAAATACTAAATAAGAATACTAATACTAATAAATAAAACTAAAACTAAACTAAAATAAAAAGGATTTGACAAACAGATAAAAATAAAATAACGTAAATAGAATAACAAGTCGCATAAGTATAATGTGCCATTGTCTAGATGATACTAGACTAGGTTAAACCTCTACTTGCCAATCATGTGGAAACGCATAGGCTAACTCTAACGCTGACCTTATGTCAGTATATTCGTGGGTGTCTTAAAAGGGTGGTAGATATCGACTAGAGCTTCGTGTAATTTTGTCTAGTCAGCCGAATGGATTAATCACTTTGTAGGTGGTGTAGATATGGCAACATATGTGACAAGCACCACCTATAAGTTTAAATATAATGTACCTACTAGAAAGTTATGAGGTATAACATGAAAAAATCAACACAAAAAATTGTAATTGAAAATTTCTACAATCACTCAATATTAGCAATGCGTAACGTATGCGAAAATCTTGATGGTAATCCAAGATGTATTTCTGGAGCATTAAGACAAGCATTCAAAAACCATCAAGTACCTAAAGGTCAAAAGGTTATCATAGGCAATAAGGTCTATGTAGGTGGTAGGTGGCTTCCTCGTTTTGACGAAAGAGGTAAGCCAATTTGGACAATATCAAAGTAAACATTGACAACAATTTAAATTTAAAATAATGTAGGTACATTATATTTAAACTATGGGGTATCAATTATGGGACAACTAAGACATAACGCTTTTGGTGACGTTATACAACAAGTACATCAAAGCAATATGACAGGTAAGTTGATAGGTTTTAAAGCTATTAGCACCAACACATTAACTAATGAATACTGTCAAGATATGCACAAGAAAGGTAAAGATATAATCTGTGGTGATTGTTACAGTTATATTATGTTGCAATCTTACAGAAAGAATATGCAAGCTTGCCTTGAAAGAAATAGTAAGTTGTTAAGTGAAAGTGTATTACATGACCAACAACTACCTACCATTATGGAAATATATTATAGGTTTCAAGCTCATGGTGAATTGATAAACATGAACCACCTTGTCAACTTGATGAACATTACAAAGAAAAATCCACTTACAACATTTGCATTGTGGACTAAACGTAATGATTTAATACAGAAGTATCTCAAGAATAATGAGAAGCCCAAGAACTTAATACTGATATACTCTAATCCAAAAAAGAGTAAGATAATGAGCAAGCCACCAAAACACTTTGACAAAACATTTAATACTGTGCTAGAACATGAGCATAAAGAATTACAAAATTGCACAGGTCAAAAGTGTAAAGATTGTCTAGCTTGTTACAAGTTTAACAATATAGATACAATAGTAGAAAAAGTTAAGAGGTACTAAAATGATTATATATAGTGATATGGATGGTGTACTAGCTGACTTCTTTAGTGACCTAGCAGAAAAAAATAATGTTAATCATTGGAAGGAAATTAAAGATATTAACAAGGCACTAGAAGAACTAGCAGGAACTCAATTCTTTAGCCAACTACCTACCTTTCATATGATAACTTACCCATTGGTCGGACACTTGAAAGAGATAGAGAGCATTAACAAGTTCATACAATGGGGAATTATTTCTACACCTCTTAAATGTGATCACGATTGGTCAATCATGCAAAAAAGAAAATGGTTACACTTGAAAAACTTGATGCCAAGCAAACACAACTTACATTTTTTATATGATAAAGAACAACTTGCCATTAACAAACTTGATAGTTCACCTAATGTTTTAATAGATGATAAGTATGACAACATAAGAAAGTGGAGAAAAAAGGGTGGAATTGGCTTGCAATTTCAAGCAACAAAAGATAGTTTAAGTACATTACTAAAACGAATCAATGGGGTGATAACATGAAACAGAAACTTAAAATAGTATCATTATGTGATGGCATGAGTTGTGGTGCTTTAGCATTAGAACCTTGGCTTGAACAACAAGGATTAACATGGGATGACATAGACAAGTATGCTGATGCAGTTAGCAGATACAACTACCCATTGATGTATAGACATGGTGATGCTAGGAACTACAAGAACTTACTAGGTGAGGACATCTTCTTATTAATGGGTGGCTTTCCTTGTCAACCTTATTCATTTTCTGGCAAGGGTAAAGCTACAGAAGATGAAAGAGATTTATCTAATCTTATCTTTGATGCACTCAAAGAGTTGAAACCTAAATACTTTCTGTTTGAAAATGTGCCCATGAAAAAGGAACATCAAGATAGAATTAGTGAGGGTATTGGTGTTGAACCTACCATAATTAATTCACAGGATGTTGGTACTGCACATCATAGAAAGAGATTGTATTGGACTAACATTGAGATAGATGGGTGGCACAATCTCTATAAAGATATATCACTTAAAGACATACTAGAAGATGGATTTGTTGATAGAGATAAATCATTCTGCCTTGATGCAAACTATTTCAAGGGTGGATCAATGAAGATGTACAAAGAGAAATCCAGAAGGCAACTTGTCTTTGATACAGAAAAGAAGAAAGGTTGTAGACAGATAGGTGTAGCTGACATCAAAGGTTATGACATTATCAAAAGAGTTTATGATCCAGACTTTAAAGCACCTTCCTTAACAACTATGCAAGGTGGTTGGAGACAACCAAAGGTTGCAACAAGTGAACTCTATTGGAGAAACTTGACACCTCTTGAATGTGAGAGGTTGCAAACTGTACCAGATGGGTACACAGAGTATGGTAACTTTGATGATGGTAAGAGAATAATTGATGATGTTTTAGTTGATCACTTTGTTGAAGATATTAGACACATCAGCAATACACAAAGATACAAGATGTTAGGTAATGGGTGGACTGTTGCAGTAATATCACACATAATGAAAAACATGGAGAAATAAAATGAAAGCATATTTAATAGACCCAAAAGAACAAACAATAACACAAGTTGAACATGATGCTAGTGACTACAGAAACATCTCAAGAACTATAGGGTGTAGCTATTTTACAACAGTCGTATTAAATGAACATGATGATACGATTTATCTTGATGATGAGGGTTTACTTTACATGGACATTAAGTATATGTTTCAGATAGATAACAATGAGAACTTTTGTTATGCAGGTAAGGGTTTAGTGTTAGGTACTGATGAAGAAGGTGAGAGTTGTGAACCTACCATAACACTAGATGAATTAAAGAAAAGAGTAACAAGATATTTTACAATAGGTTAGGAAAAATAAAATGAAAGATATAACAATAACAAAAAAAGATAGAGAAGAATTACTAAGACTTATTAATATTATGCATACAAGTTTGAGCAAGGCTAGGGATTTATTTGACTTAGAATTATCTGATCTAAAAAACTTTGATGAACTACAATGGAAACTGTTTCATGCACTACAACTTGCACACAATGATGATGATAAAGATAGATGGTCACATCAATTTATATTAAGAGAGGAGAAGAAAGATGAAAAAGAAAATGTATAAACTATCAAAGATTCCAATTTCAGATTGGAAACATGGTTCAGAACATAGTCACAAAGTTGATCAACTTACAATAGGTGATTTGCTTGGGTCTGAGTGGGAAGATTTAATACCTGCAGACACACTTGATAATTTATATTATCATTTACTAGACAGTAAAGCTATCAGAAGGAAATTAAAAGATGATGCACCATTGGGAAACAAATAGGTGGAAGTTATTGATATTAATAATCTTTATGGCATGGACATTTGAGATGTGCTATGGAACTTTTGGAGGATTAAGATGATGAACGATTTTGAATTTTTAAAAACAAGTCTAAGAAGTTTGATAGACAAGATGGAGAATGACAAGTACTATGATCTTGAAGTATCAGTAGATGCCTTATGTTCTATAGCAAGATACTATGAGAAGATGGGTGGTGATTATAAACGTAGACAAAAACTTAATAAAAAATTAGATGAGAAAGGATGAGATTAAATTGACACACATATATTATTTAGTATTGGTATCTGCAATAGCAGGTGGTGACTATAAGGCACAACAGATTGATTCTTACATAATACCTAGTCAATGTGTGGTAGCAGTAGATGCTAGATCAATGTACCTAAAAGATGAACAAGCACTTGTTTGTATTAGGAAAGTTAGAAAGGTATCTTACAATGAAGAATGATGAACCCTACCACAATGAAGGCTTTGGTGTTGCTTATATAACACTATTGTTTTTTATTTTAATTCTTCCTGCAATCATACTGTTCACATCATTAGGTACATGGGATATGTTTTGGAAGATGCACCTACCAGATGGTGACTGTTGGGAAAACTCAAGGCATGAGAAGGTGTGCAAACCTACTGCCAACTGTAAAATAGGAAGGAACTTTTGTGATTAAACCACTACCATATTTAGGAGAAGAAGATGTATAGAGTAACAGTATATAGAAATGAGTTGATGATAGCTAAGTTTATTGAAGACATTATGAGCCAAGCTATAGGCAAAGCAAGAAGGATAGGTCAGAGTGGTGATCAAGTCTATGTCCATGAAGTTATACAGACATCTGATGGACACTTTGATGAGGTGGAGTGTACCTTAAAAACCACAATATAAATTAAATTAGTTCTTGCTATTGTCAATCTTATAGATATAACTATATAATTCTTAAAGTAATACTTAAAGAACTACTAGAACTAACTACTACTCTAGTAATTAACTAAAGAAAGAAGATAGATGAAGTATACACATAAAGTAAAACTTAAAGATGGTTCTCATGTCTTTAGATTCGTTCCACCTAAAGATGCAAAGCTTGCAGGTGTGATGAAGAACCATACATTTAGAGATGGTCGTCAAGCTAGACATGAGATACCTAAGTTGGTGAAGATAGTAGAAGACTTTCGTAAAGGTAAGATACTTGCAGGTAACATCAGCATTAACTCTAATTTTAATCAAGTGGTTTTACATTATATGAATACTGACCAATTTAACTCTTTGTCGTCTAATTCTAGACGTACCTATGAGTATATACTGAACTCAATATGCAAGACTAAATTATTTAGTCGTGATTTGGGTGATATAACCTTGAAATACCTCACTCCTGCCCATTGCTCTACACTTTATGAGCTTTGGGTAAGAGGTGTCAGCATAGATAATGCCAATCAAAAGGCTAGAGTGTTCTCAATGCTGATGAACTATTGTATTTCTATTGGATTGGTTGAGTTTAACCCAATGTCAAGGATAAAAAAGAGAAGACATCAACCTAAATCTATCGTCTGGACAAAAGATCAAGTAGAACTTTTTGTAGAAACTGCTTTCTCTCAATTTAAGTGGAGAAACATAGGTCTACTAGCCTTGATGTGCTATGAGTGGGGTCAAAGACCTACAGATATTATGAATTTAAAGTGGGATTTTGTTGAACCACCTATTGAAGAAGATACAGGCATAGTAACGATCAAACAATCTAAGAGAGGTGCTACAGTTAAGCTACCTATTGAGGATCATTTGATGAAATTACTAACACAACAACATAAGGATTGGTCTTTCCAAGAATATGTAATACCTCATCAGAGGCCTTCTGATGGGTGCTACAGACCTCTCTCTCCAATGCAAGTGTCAACACTTGTGAACGAGATAAAGGCTACATGTGGTCTTCCTATGGAGTTACAGATAGGATTCCTAAGAAAGACTGCAATTAATGAGATGATTGAGAGTGGTGTAGATCAGTTGGCTATCATGTCTGTGACAGGGCATCAGAATGTACAAAGTTTGAACCCATACAATAAACATAATTACGATACTGCAAGATCGGCACTAGACATGAGGAGAGAAAGATGTTAGAGTTTTTTCTGAAAGGAAATTATGACGTTACAAAAAGAATTAAAAACAAACTAAAGAAAATAGCAAAGGAAGGAAACAAGAATGCACTTGAAGCTTACAACAAAACAAAAGAAGGGTACGTTTATATTATCACCAACCCTGCTTGGGAAGGGTGGGTCAAAATAGGTATGGCAGTTGATGCTGAAGATAGATGTAAAGCATTTCAAACATCAAGTCCTCACAGGGATTATCAGCTAGAGTACTGTGCTTATTTTAACAATAGAAGATTAGCAGAAGATAAAGTTCACAAGAAGATGGTTAAAATATCTGATGACAATACATCAGAATGGTTTAAGACAACTGTAGTTGATGCCATCAAAGTTATAGAAAGGGTAGTGTATGGCAGATAATCCACATAAAGCATGTCCTTTTGAGGATTGTGGATCTTCAGATGCTTTTAATTGGAATGATGATGGCTATGGATTTTGTCATAGTTGTGGTGAAGCCTATCCATCTAAAAATAAACTAAGAACTTTTGATTGGGTGAGCCAAGCATATCCATTAAAGAGAAAGGTAAATGTTATGGATGTAGAAATAAAAGGATTTACCTATGAGAATATCAGGGGTATTGATCCTGAAGTATGCAAGCTATATGGTATAGCTGTACATACAGATGCTCAAGGTAATCCTGTAAGATACGCATATAAGTATCCACACACTGTCAAGTATAGAGACTACAATGATAAGTCTAAAACTTGGATTAAAGATAGGGGTGTGGGCATGAACGAAATGTTTGGTCCAGACTTTAACTCTAACAGTTCAAACAAACTGTATATTACAGAGGGTGAGTTTGATGCAGCCAGTTTGTATCAGATATTAGGACAGAAGTTTTTTGTTAAGTCTCTACCATCTGCGTCTATTGGTGAGAAGTTTATCAAGAACAACTATGACTATCTTAATTCTTTCAAAGAATTGATTTATGCAGGTGAGCTTGATGATGCAGGTAAGAGATCAGCAGAAAGAATCTATGAAGCTTTTCCAAACAAGCTTTACTATGTACCTATGACCAAACACAAAGATGCCAATGACTTTCTGATGGCAGGTGATGATAAAGATTTGATGTGGTCTGCAGTTAAGCCACAAAGATATTCACCAGATAACTTCTTCTGTTCTGATGAAGAGGTTAAGCAAGCCATACTTAATGAAAGTCCTTATGACTATACACCAATAGGACATACAGGACTTGATGATAAGATCAGAGGTATTGTCAAGGGTGGTCTGACATTTATCAAAGCACCTAGAGGTACAGGTAAGACAGAGCTTATCAGATATATTGAGACAGGTCTACTAAAAAATCCAGATATACGTATAGCTATGCTACACATGGAAGAGATGAAGTCCACCACCTACAGAGCTATGGCAACCTATGAGTTGGGTGTCAATGTAAGAACAAAAGATGATGCTAAAGAAAGTAATATATCAGAGGATGAGGTTATCAAGTCAGCATTGAGAGCCACGCAAGGTGAAAGAACGATTGTATTTGAGATGAGATCACATGATGATCCACTTAAACTATTAGAGTATACTAGACTAGCTTGTTCTGTCTATGGTGCAGAATACATCTTTGTAGATCATGTTCAAAGATTAGCCTACCTTAGTCAGTCTGGTGTGGATGGTGCTACCTCTGTCCTTACATCCCTTGGTGCAAGAATGGCACAGTTATCTAAAGAACTTAATATTGGTGTGGTATTTATATCACAGGTCAATGATGATGGTAGAACGAAGTATGCATCTTCTCTTGAAGAAGAAGCTATCATATGCATTAAGATAGAAAGAGATATAGAGAATGAAGATGAGGTGGTACAGAATACCACTAACTTTATCGTGGATAAGAACAGACCTTTCGCAAAGTTAGGCAAGGCAGGTAGTGTATACTATGATCCAAAGACAACTTTGATAAGGGAAAGTTATGGTGATGAAGAGGATAAGATGGTAGCATGATAATATTTGATATTGAAACTAATGGTTTAAATCCAGACAAGATACATTGTTTAACTTACACAAGAAATGGAGAATCTTTTGAAACTATTTATCAATATAATGAAATGAAAGAACTTCTTCTATCTGGTGAGCCTTTACTAGGACATAACATAATACGATATGATATACCTGTATTGGAGAAGATACTAAATATCAAGATCAAGTCTAGACTGTATGATACCCTGCCTATGTCTTGGGTAATGAACCCTACTAGATCAAAGCATGGACTTGATAGTTTCTTTCCTGACTTTGGTATTGAGAAAGTTAAGATAGATGATTGGGAAAACTTGAGCCTTGAAGAGTATCAAAATAGATGTATTGAAGATGTAAAAATAACAAAAGCTTTGTGGGATAATCTCTTAAAAAGATTCCTAAAAGTATATGACTGTAAGAAAATGCTTGACAAGTTCTTTCGTTACCTTCAATTCAAAATGGATTGTGCAAAAGAAGCAGAGAGTCAAGGTTGGAAACTAGATGTAGACCTTGCTCACACACTTCTTAATGAATGGACAAGACTACAAGAAGAAAAGATAAAAGAACTTGTGAAAGTTATGCCAATGAGAAAGCTTTACAAGACACAGACTAGACCAAAAGTGTACCAAAAAAAAGATGGTTCTCTCTCCTCTCATGGTAAGAAATGGAACGATCTTCTTGAAGAACATGGTCTACCCTCTGACTATATCGGTGAAGTGACTGTAGTTAAGGGAACAGAAGATCCTAATCCTAACTCTACTGATCAAGTTAAAGATTGGTTATTTTCTCTTGGTTGGAAACCTTGCACCTACAAGTATAACAAAAATAAAGAGACAGGTGAAGAGAAAAAGATAGAACAAGTTAGAAAAAATAGTGAGCTTACAGAATCTGTAAAGCTTTTAATAGACAAGAACCCTGCTGTTGGTATTCTTGATGGACTAACTGTTCTTCAACATAGGCTAGGTATTGTAAAAGGTTTTGTAGATTGTGAAGAAGATGGTTATGTTAAGGCAGAGATAGATGGATTGACGAATACCTTGAGGTTCAAGCACAAGAAACCTCTAGTCAACCTACCTTCTGTTGAGAAACAGTATGGTAAAGAGATTAGGAGTTGCTTAATTGCAACACCGGGACATTTATTATGTGGTGCAGACATGACTTCTCTTGAAGATACAACAAAGAGACATTATATGATGCCATATGACCCACAGTATGTGAAAGAAATGTCAGTAGATGGGTTTGATCCACACTTAGACTTGGCAAGACACGCTAAGTTTGTAACACAAAGGCAAATAGATCAACACAACAAGGGTGAGATAGACTTGAAACCAATTAGAAAGAACTTTAAGGTAGTGAACTACTCTGCAACCTATGGTGTAGGTGCTGAAAAACTATCTAGAGAAACAGGTATGTCTATTCCAAAAGCCAAGAAACTTCTAGAAGCTTACTGGGATAGGAACTGGTCAGTAAAAAAGTTTGCAGAAGATCAACCTATCAGAAGAATAGGTGAAGAGATGTGGATACAGAACCCTGTTAGTAAGTTCTGGCATTCATTAAGATACGAGAAGGATGCTTTCTCCACCATCAATCAAAGCACAGGTTCTTATTGCTTTGACAGGTGGGTAGCCATCTACAGAATAAGAAGATCAAACATCATAGGACAATTCCATGATGAAAGTATTAACTTAATTAAAGAAGGAGAAGAAAAGGAGCATACAAAAGAACTAAAGTCAGCAGTTCAGAAGTTAAATGAACAGTTAAAACTTAATGTAAGTCTAGGTATTGATGTACAATATGGAAATAATTATGCAGAAGTACATTAATTACTTGCATTGTAATAAGTAATCGTGTTATAGTTTTTTATTAACAAAATTTAGGAGCATTAAATGGCTACAAGAAAAGTAAGAATTGAAGGTATCGCTGAATGGGCGAAAGTGTTTGAACAAAATCGTGAGATGACAGGCTACAAGCCTACACCACAAGCAGTAGGTGCTTACGAAGATTGTAATGGTGCTTGTAAAGTTGACATCATTATGAATGATGAGAACTTCAAGAGATTAAAAGCATCTAAGTCTATGAAGTCTGGTACTGATGATGATTTAGGCAGAGGTAAGAAAGTTACCTTTGTACGTAAGTTTGAAACAGGTAGAGATTGGGATAGTGGAGCACCCATTGTTCTCAAAGAGGATAATACACGTTGGGATTATGAAGTAGATGGCCCTATTGGTAATGGATCTATTGTGGAAGTTACACTTGCTGTCTTTGATATAAAGAAGTATGGTAACACAGGAACAAGACTTGAAAGACTAAAAGTTCTTACCCACAAGAAGTATGATCCTGATGGTGAAGAAGAAGAGATACTGTCTCCACCACCTAAGAAGGAGAAGGTACTTGAAACAGCAGGTGAAGAAATTCCTTTCTAAAAGACCTAAACTTAGAAACCTTGAGGCTAAAGAGTTACACACTCCTAAGTATAGCCTCAAGGTTATACCTAATAAGATCAATAAGATCTTCAGAAAAAGAAAGCATAAAGGATTAACTGATGAAAAAGATTGAAAGCCTTGTTAGAGATATCTACAAGACAATAGAGGGTAGAGGTGGTTGGACAAATACTATCAGCGAATCCTTTGGTATTAGTTTAGCACACACTGCTAACAATAGGTTCTCTGAACCACAAAAACCAAGAGCCTACCTTTCTTTGTCGTCTGTTGGTACACCATGTCAACGTAAACTGTGGTATAAAATCAACAAACCTAACACAGGTGAACCATTAAAACCTAATGCTTTGCTAAAGTTTTTCTATGGTGATATGATAGAAGAGTTGATCCTACATTTAGCTGTGGCTAGTGGACATAAAGTTGAGGGTATGCAGGACAAGTTAGATGTTCATGGTGTTAAAGGTCATAGAGATGCTGTTATAAATGGCATGACAGTTGATGTTAAGTCATGTAGCAGTTATGCCTTTAAGAAATTTAAAGAGGGAAAGTTAAGAGAGGATGATCCATTTGGTTATATATCACAGCTTAGTTCATATGTTTATGCAGGTAAAGATGATCCACTTGTTACTAATAAAACACATGGTGCTTTTCTTGCAGTTGATAAACAGAATGGACATATTTGTTTGGATGTTTATGATTTCTCTAAAGAGTTAAAGACCAAAGAGAAAGAAATAAAAACCATAGTGAAGATGGTGGAAGGAAAGTTACCTAGAAAAAAGTTAGATCCTATCCCACAGTCAAGAACAAGCGACAACAAAAAACTAAGTATGGTATGCAGTTATTGCGAATACAAGCAAAGCTGTTGGGATAATCTTAGAACTTTCATCTACTCCTATGGTCCTGAATACTTAGTTGAAGTTAATACAGAACCCAAAGTACCAGAGGTGTTTACATGAGCAGGTCAGCTAAAGCAAAGGGTAGATTAGGTCAGCAAGAGATCAGAGATAAACTATTAGAAACTTTTCCAGAGTTTGAGAAAGATGATATTCAGTCTGCTATCATGGGTGATACAGGTGCTGACATAAAACTATCTCCTCAAGCAAAAAGAAGACTGCCACTAGCAATAGAAGTTAAAAGACGTAAAGGTGAAATGAAAACAGTTTATGGTTACATTGAACAGGCTGTTAGTCATGGCAGTGGTGAACCTGTTGTCTTCTACAGATCAGATCACAGACCTTGGATTGTTATGGTAGGACTAGAACATTACATGGATTTAATTAGAGATTGGAAAATAAATGAAAAGAAACTTTAAAGTTTGGGCAGTTGCAGGAGGTCCTTATAGTAGGGAACAACTAGAAGATGCTTACTATGAAGAAGAGTATTCTGAATTTCCTAAAGATGGTAACTTTTTACTCCTGTGTAATGTAGAAGAAAATAAGAAGTTAAGAGAAGAAGAGTTTTGGTTTGCTACAGAGGAGCAAGCCTATAAGTTTAAGAATTATATTGATGGAAGAATGGAAGCTTTAGAAGTTTCTGAAGATTAATGTGTTGACTTTTAGTGAGATTGGAGTATAACTATGGGTTTACGATTTGAAATAGTTTTAACTGTTGAGGTTGAGGAAGATGCAAATTTTCTATCAGTTGATGAAAGCAGTACACTAGAAGTTGTCAAGGAAAAAATATCAGACTGCGTCTATGATTTAGATGATGTAGAGATATTGGAATCAGATATTACAAGGAGAATAGATTGAACTACGATATGGAATTGTACAGTAAACAAGTTGAAAAACTTATTGTTACTGAACCTAAAAATAGATTGATGGAAAATGTTTTAGGTTTAGGAGAAGAAGCAGGGGAAGTTCAAGGTAAGATTAAGAAATTAATTAGAGATAAAAGTTTTTCTAAATCTGAAGTTATAAAAGAATTGGGTGACTGTCTCTTTTATGTCACAGCTATAGCAAATTATCTGGATTCTAATCTACAAGAAGTAGCTAATGCTAATATTAAAAAGCTTCACGACAGAAGAGACAGAGATAAAATAAAAGGTTCAGGAGACAATAGATGAATAACGCTTTACCCACAGATTATCAAAACTTTATTGCCACCTCTCGTTATGCACGTTGGTTAGAAGAAGAAGGAAGAAGAGAAACGTGGACTGAAACAGTCACACGATATGTAGACTATATGGCAGACAAGACAGGTCTTGACAAGAAGACAACAGATGAGATCTGGAATGCTATCTACACTCTTGACGTTATGCCATCTATGAGAGCCTTGATGACTGCAGGACCTGCATTAGACAGAGATAATACTGCAGGGTACAACTGCTCCTATCTCCCTGTCAATGACCCTAAATCTTTTGATGAAGCTATGTACATACTGTTGTGTGGAACAGGTGTAGGCTTCTCTGTTGAGAGACAATACATAGATAAACTTCCAGAGATACCAGAGAAGTTATTCAAAAGTCAAACAACGATTGTTGTTAGAGACAGCAAGGAAGGTTGGGCAAAGGCATTCAGAATGTTAGTTGCACTATTGTATGCAGGTGAAGTTCCTGACTATGATGTTAGCATGATCAGACCTGCAGGTGCTAGATTAAAAACATTTGGTGGTAGAGCATCAGGACCTGCTCCTCTTGTTGATTTGTTTAAGTTCACAATCAATATGTTCAAAGGTGCTACAGGTAGAAAACTAAATAGCTATGAGTGTCACAGTATCATGTGTAAGATAGGTGAGATTGTAGTAGTAGGTGGTGTAAGACGTTCAGCTATGATCTCTCTCAGCAACCTTTCTGACATACGTATGCGTCATGCTAAGACAGGACAGTGGTGGGAAACTGCACCACACATGGCACTATCTAATAACTCTGTAGCTTATACAGACAAGCCTGATTCAGAGACATTCCTACGAGAGTGGACTTCATTGGTAGAATCAAAGTCAGGTGAGAGAGGTATCTTCAACAGGGTATCTGCACAGAAGCAAGCAGCTAAGAATGGAAGAAGAAATCCAGACTATGAGTTTGGCACTAATCCTTGTAGTGAGATTATTCTTAGACCCCATCAGTTCTGTAACTTAACTGAAGTTGTGATCAAGGAGCATGACACAGATGAAGACCTAGATCGTAAAGTCAGACTAGCTACTATCTTAGGTACTGCACAAGCTACTCTTACTGACTTCCCCTATCTAAGAAAGATATGGAAAAGTAACACAAGAGAAGAAAGATTGCTTGGTGTAAGTCTTACAGGTATCATGGATAACATACATACAAATTGTTTTCTTGTGAACATGAGAGAAAGACTTACAAGACTAAAGCAGATAGCTATAGATACAAACAAAAAGTATGCTAAAAGATTTGGTATAGAAGAGAGTACAGCCATTACCTGTGTTAAACCATCAGGCACAGTATCACAGCTATGTGATTCAGCAAGTGGTATTCATGCTAGACACAGTAGGTATTACATCAGAACAGTTAGGGGAGATAACAAAGATCCACTTACAAAGTTTATGATAGATCAGGGTGTGCCAAGTGAACCTTGTGTAATGAAACCTGACACAACAACTGTGTTTAGTTTTCCAATGATGTCACCTTCAGGTTCTAGACTTAGAAATGATCTGTCTGCTGTTGAACAGTTAGATGTTTGGTTGATCTATCAAGAACATTGGTGTGAGCATAAACCTTCTGTCACTGTTACAGTTAAAGAAGAAGAGTGGCTTGACGTTGGAGCATTTGTGTTCAAACACTTTGATAAAATGTCAGGTGTGTCTTTCTTGCCACACTCAGATCATGTTTATCAGCAAGCACCTTATCAGGAGTGTACAGAAGATGAGTATGATGCTATGCTTCTTAAAATGAAAACTAGAATTGATTGGTCTAAGCTACGAGATTATGAGTCAGTTGATACTACTGCAGGTAGTCAGACAATGGCTTGTAGTGGGGATAGCTGTGAGATCGTAGACATAGGAGCTTAACATGACTACTATTTATCCAAAAGAAATTTGCGTTATGTGTGGCAACTATCTAGATGACGATATGAAATGTTATGAATGTGAGGATTGTAATATGGAACACTCAACAGAAGATGCTTTTGATATAGGAGATACAGTGACAGTAACATCAGATACAACATTTGACCACTTAAAATTTTCAGGAGAGTATGACCCTGTGAATAAACCACCTCACTACACTCTTAATGGTGGACTAGAATGCATTGACTACATGAGACAGGTGTTAGGACTACAGGGTTTCATAGATTACTGTCATGGTAATGTTATCAAGTATCAACACAGGTACAACTACAAGAACAAGCCTGTACAAGATATGGAAAAGGCACAATACTATCTGAACAAAATGATAGAAGCCTTGAAAGAAAAGCATAAGTAATGTTAGCAGAGGCTCTTGTCTGTCTTGCTCTCAATGTTTACTATGAGGCTAGAAGCCAGAGCATTGTAGAGCAGATAGCAGTAGCACAGGTTGTTATTAACAGGGTTAATGACGATAGATATCCAGATACAATCTGTGAAGTTGTTAAACAAGGGGAGAAAAATACTGATGGAACAATGAAAGAAGATCGTTGTCAATTCAGTTGGTATTGTGATGGAGCTAAAGATAAACCATACAATGAAAAATCTTGGGAGCTTGCATTAAGTGTTGCCAGATCTGTACGTGATGGTAAGACAACAGACTTAACAGAAGGTGCAACACACTATCATGCTATCTCTGTCAATCCTTATTGGGCAAAGACTTTGAAGAGAGTAGCTAGAATAGGTAAACATATTTTCTATAGGTGGGAGAAGTAGATGAGGTACAAGAACCTAGAACAAGAAGCTAGAAACTTTAACAAGTTACGTATGATTAAGACCAACAGTAACGACAAGGTTCTTACAACAAGAAGGTTTCTAGCAGGTCAGGCACTGTCTGGTATCATAGCCAGAAGTCCTAGTTGGTCTAACAAAAAAGATGCAGTGAGAGAAGCTTATGAGTGGGCAGACAAGATGTTAGAAGAGGGTTAGTTTAATCCCATCTGTTTATCTATCTGATCATATCCAAATTGAAAAGTGTCATAGTTCTGTGCTTCTTGTTTCATTATGGATAATAATTCTACACCATCTTTAAGTTCTAGTATTTCAGAGAAATCCATATCAATTAAATTCATACCATAAACTTCTCCTAACTTCTCTTTTATTTCTCTTAATTTAGCTTTATCAAATGTCGATAAATATTTAATATCTAAAAATTCAGGTGAGTATTTTTCAAGCTGTTGTATAGTTAACTTTCTAAGTTGCTCTTGCATACCACCCTTACCAAGTACTATTTGTTTTTTAGTTTTTAAATCTGCCCTAAAAAAATTAGGATACCTTTGAAGAGTGTTTCTTGCAATAGATTCAAAGATAGGACCTGCTAACTTATCCATAGCATTCTTTACTATTGGATCTCCATCCCATTTAGAAAATTTATAACTTGGTAAACCTATTGAATTTAACATCATGTGACCTAGTGTATTTGGTGGTGAACGTCTAGCACCAAATAAAATCTTTCCCTCACCATAAGAAATATTCTCATCAAAACCTTGTGTAATGGTATATCTGGTAGGTCTTACAGGTTTTTCACCTGTTATTGTTTCAACTCCTGTATCAATTAAACTATTTACATATCTAAAAGCTTGATTGTATCTTTGATTTCCTTGTCTTAAATCAGGTATCTGTCCATCACCATTAAATATATTATTAACAACATTAAAAGGTTCAAGAGGTCTTAGTATACCATTTGTGACTCTTGCAGCACCATCAGAAAACATACCTAAAAATTCACCTAAAGTTCCATCTCCTTCATTAGTAGCAATATTATAAAATTTTTCTGTAAAATATTTCATAACTTTTTCTGTATCTCTTACAGCAGATGCTCCTAAAGAAACACCTATTTCAGCTATAAGATCTGGTGGTATATTAGAGGGATTAAAATGTTTAGCTATATAGTCAACAGTTTCAGCAGCATTTAAACCTTGCAAGTCTTTCATAATGTCTCTACCATCTCCACTAATAGCGTGTGCTAATGCTTGAGCAGTCATTTCAGCTTGATTGAGAGGCCAATCAAATTCAGAGTTTAACAACTCACCTTTATCATCATAATTTTGTTTGTAAGATCTACCATCTGATACTTTTTCTATTGCAGAGTTACCATTACCAGAGAAATCATAAAGAGTTCTATAAACAATATAATTAAATCCAGATGCAGTTTTACCTAACATTTCAGATGTAACCATATCATTAGGTTTACCTGACCAATCTCTAGCTGCAGATCTTAAAAAATTTATACCTGAGTAGTCACCAAAAGTAGCAAGAACAGTATTCATAAAACTACCAAATGGAACTACAAAACCTAAACCTGTTTTGTTAGTTACATATTCAATAAACTCGGCACTATCTCTAAAGAAATTACTACCTTCAACTCTATTTAAAGTAGTCCAATTAACAGATGCTGTTTGTCTATTTGTTTGATATGCAGCTTTCATCAATACATTATCTACAAAATCTTTTGTATTAATAGTTACCTGAGAATTTTTATCTCTAAAAAAAGCAGTAGGACTTACACCATAATGCTTCATAATATATCTGTTCATATTGTTTGTAAACGCCCAAAGTTTTGTATAGTCATTTTGTAATCTCATAAGAGAAGCTGCTTGAAAAAACTTACTAGAGTTATCTAAACCTTTAGCAATCTTAGAGTTTCCTAAATTATAAATATCAATACCTCTTTCTACACCACCATCACCTGCCATGTCTCTCATTAGAGTGCTTAAAACTTTAGGATCTGTATCTAAAATTAATTTAGCAAGTTGTATATTTAAATCTGGATCTAAAACTGCAGCTCCTCTTTTAACTGAACTTAAAAGATTTGCCCAAGATTGTTTTGCAAAGTAAGCTGCTCTATCTTTATCACCAATAGCTTTGTAATATCCAGACTGAACAATATTAATAATAGATGTATTAAATTCAGAAGCACTATCTGCTAAATTCAAAGCTGCAAAACCTTTTAAGTTTGTTCCTGTTGTAGCAGGATGAGAAGTTAAAAACCTTTTATAGATAGATAAACCAAATTGCATTCTTTTTGGAGTTATAACATCATCACCTTTTTCTCCTAATAAAGCATTAAGTGATTGAACTGGATCATTAATAAGACCATCTGAAACTTTCTTACCCCTTACCATAACAGAGGTTATTTGATTTATTCTACCACCTGTACTTGCTAAACTAATGTAGTTAGATTCTACTTCTTTAGCTGTATAACTTTTTAAGTTTAAAGATACACCTGTCATTTCTTCATGTGCTTTGGCAGCTCTTTCTATTACCTTATCATCTAACCAAGTAATTGTATTAGCGACAATAGAAGTTGCTTTTTCTCCATCCTCTAAAGCATCTTTAGAAAATGTCCAACCATTATCAGTTAAAGCTTCATAATAACCTTTTGTAATTAAGTTACCATCTTTATCTTTAACACCATGAAAAAATCTAGATAAGAATAAAGAAAGATTTGCATAGTCTGGATTACGTGCAGACCTAACAAACTCAATCGCTTCTGCTTTTGCTTCCTCCCATTTTTTTAAATCTGTTATATCACTTTTAATAACTCCAAAGGTGCTGTCAACAGCATCAATTAAAGGTTTTGGATCTTCTAGAACTCTTTCTTTAATAATTTGAGACATCTTTTTACCAGATAGTCTCACTGTTTCTAGAGCATCTTCATAGTTTAAAAAATATTTTTCAAATATGGGAGAGTTTTTTAATTTTCTATAAGCAACAGTTCCACTACCTACAGTTAAAGGTAATGCAGCTCCTGTAATAGCAACAACAGCAAGCCTGTTGCGATCTACTTCTTCTTGATTACCAACATTAATAAGTTGAAACTGTTGCATTAAATCAATCCCAACATTAAATGCCATATCAGGTAACATATATTTTAAAGTAGCTGACGCTAAATTTCTATTAGCTATTTTAGAGAAAACTATTTTTCTAGCTCTTTGTGGGGAAACACCTTTTTGTAAAAGACTTTTATAAGTTGCTTTAGAAAGTTTGTTTAAAGATTCAGTAAATGCTTTTTTACCACCTTTAGATGCAGGTATCGTAAACAGTTTACTAACACCAAAAGAAAGAGCATTCGTTACATCAAAGGCTAAACTTCTACCATAATCAAACAGGGCATCTCCCATCTCTTTATAAGTTCCACCACCTGTAATAGCATTGTCTTGTAATCCAAATAACTTATAACCTGAACCTATCTTTTCTCTTTCTTCTTCAGTAGCTATATTACCTGCTACAAGATCTGTAACAACAGTTTGAAAATTACCTATATCCCAAGACCTCATGTAATTTTGAAACTTCTCCCACCTCTTTCTTGTTTCCATTTTATCATAGCCTCTAAAACCTCTTACTGTTCTAGCAACTTCTGATATAAACTCTGTTCCTCCATCTAACTCTGTTAATCTTTGTATCATATTAGGACCAAACCTTGCCTTGACATGATCATCAACAACCTGCATTAAAACAGGGTTAGTATATATATCTCTAGGTAATAATTTATTTTCTTTTATTTTTTGACCTACTTCTAATAGTTCAGGATAAGGCATCTTTTTATCCTCAAACTCTCTTCTTAATTCCATTAAGTTATCTACATACTTTTCTACATCAATAACACCATTTTTATTTTTTGATGTTAATTTAGTATTTAAATAGTTTTCATCATAAATAGTACCAATAGGTTTTCTATCTTCTCCTTCTGGTATTTTTGGAAAACTAGTATCTTCACCACTTAAAAGACTAAGATATTCTGAAAATGTTAATTCTTTATTATCGTTTAATTCTTCCATACTAATCTACTCTGATAGGTCCCGGTTGACCCTCAATATTTATTCTTGAAAAATAATTAAAAGGATTGCCATCATCATATGTATTTAAATAATTTAACTCTTTTAATTTTTCCATAATCTTTTTTTGATATTGTGCAGATGGTGATATCATTTGTCCTCCTGCACCCACTAATGATGAATCAGGTATAAATTCTGCAGGAACTTTACTAGGTAGGGTAAAAAATTTATCTGCTGTTCTAAAACTTTTAGGTATAGCATTAGGTGGAAAATAAGTATTTTGAAATTGTGTATTCATTAATTCATCTACTTGATTATTAGTTCCATAAAATGACCTATTTTGTCCTGCACTTTTACCAGTTATTAAAGTATTAACTTCTTTTAATCTGTTAGATAAAATTAAATAAAGTTCTTTATTAATAACATCAGATGTACCTGCAGCAGTTAAACTGTTTAATGCTCTTTGAAGTCTTTCTTTTTCTTGAGCTAACCTTTGTTGTAAAGATGTATCAATACTACTTTCCATTGTTGTTATATCTGTAGTTTTAAACATTGGTTTATCAGGTATTCCAATACCACCTACATCAACATTCATTCTAATAGTTTCTTCAAAACCCTGTAAAACCTGTTGCATTGTATCACTTATTTCTCCACCTGTCATTGAAGAAATTCTATCAAATAATCCTTCATAAGGTTTTTCTAAAGAAGCACTTTCTACAACTTCTTCAAGCATCCTACCTATTTCTTCTTTTGGAATGTTTGGATAGTTAGAGTCTGTATATACTTTATATGACTTTTCTAATTCATCAATAATTAATTGTCCAACATTATCTTGAGTTTGAGTATTACCAAGAAGTTTAAATATTGTGCCTTCTTTAATACCCCACCTATCTTGTAAAATTTTTGCAGCTCTTGCATTAGTCATAGTTTTTTTAGAAGAACTAGTTCCAGTTAAACCTAATGCACCAGACAAAGCAGTTCCACTTCCACCTTTATTTAAAATTTTTAATGTGTCAATTATTACTTTGTCTTTTTGAGAATTGATATTAAAGTCTAAAGTTCTTTCATCTAAGTCTAACCTTTTTTCTTTAAGATCCATTTCTCTTTGTAAAAGATTAACTTTTTCTTTATATCTACGTTGCTCTCTTGCATAATCATCATATTTTAACCAACCTATAGCTGACATTTTAAGTTCTCCTACTCATTAAACCTTCAGTTTCAACTGGCTCATCTTGTTGAGGTTCTTCAGGTATTTCTTCAATAATATCTTCAGGTGTATCTTCAGCTAACATAGCTAAATTAACTTCTTCATCACGTAAAGGTGAACTTTCTATATCACGCATTCCCTTTTGTAAATCTGCAATCCTCCTAGAAACTTGTAAAGCTCTCTGTTCTCTAAAGTTTTCAAACCCTTCTTCATAATCAACATTAGCAGCATTTAATATTCCTATAATTCTTTCATGCAATATAGGAGCACAATTAATACTGTTATCAATAGAGTGCATACCTTCTACTACAGCACTTCTTAATATACCCTCTGTTAAAGTTTTTACATCAATACCCATTTTACAAAAATGAACTATGTCTTGAACTGCCTGTTCATTATTAAGATTTTCCATATGAAGTTTTACAACATCTTGCAACTCTGCAATCTCTGGTGGTCTTTCATATGGAGCACCTTTGGGTGTGCTTGTTAAAGATTGTCCGGGCACTGGTAAATCAAACGCTGTCATCAATTCCATCCTTTATATCTAAATTAGATAAAACAACTTGTAAAAAAGCTTCTTTCTGTATCTCATCTATTGAGTATTCTTTTTCTTCTTCTTTATTTTTATCTTTGGGTTTACTCATAATAGACTTAGTTTCTATTTCAGGTTCATCAATAGATCCTGTTGAAATTATTTCGGTTGCATATTCTCTCAAGTCTAATAATCTTTTTCTATATTCTATAGTCATGTTTTCTACCTTTTATATTAACCTAATCAAACCAACTGAAGATACCATCTTCTCCAAAAATACCACCTTCTCCTGTTAAACCTTTATCTCCAAACAATATTCTACCTATTAAACTTGTTCTAGCAATACCCTCTGCTGTATCATTTTGTTCTCTTAAACCTTGTAATGTCTTATCACCTAAAAGAAGTCTGGTTGTTCTTTCCATTGCGTTTTCAGATCCAGTAAATGCAAAGTTCATAATATCTCTTTCTCTTTGCCAAAGCTGATCAATAGCTTTATTAGTTAAACCATTAACATCTTTTGCAAATTGAAAATTACTTTGATTAGTAGCTGCAGTATTAGCTACAGTAGTATCTTGTCTCCACTTAGCATTAGCTTGTGCTACTTGGGCATACATTTGTGCATTAAAAACTTCTCTTTGATTCTGTAACTCTGAGTTAAATTTTTGTACAGCATTAGCTTCACCTGCGTTAAACTGTGACATAGCATTTGTTTGTGCAGAATTAAACTGATTTACTTGTGCTTTCATACTAGCAAAAAATTGTTCAGTTTGATTTTCACTTGATGCATTAAATTGTTCAGATGCATTAGCTGCAGCAGTATCACTCAAGATAGTATTAGCAACAGTTTGTGCTTTAAATATTTCTGCTTGCTGTTCATTGCTAAGATTAGCCATATCTATCTGTAAAAAATTCTGTGCATTTTGAACTTGAGCTTGCTGTCTATTACTTAAACTAGCCATTTCTAATTGAGAGATCTGAGCAGCTTCAGCCATGACTAAGGCTTGTCTATTATTTAAGTTAGCAAGGTTCATAGTCTGTGCCATCTTAGCATTCTCTAAAGCTACCTGTTGTTCTGCAGTAAAGTTCATGTTAGCAACTTCACTAACCTTTGCAGCATTCATAACCTTAGATTGAAACTCTTGGTCAAACTCTATCTGCATAAACTTAGCTCTTTGTTCTGCTTTAGCTAAAGCCATCTGTTGTTTGTTAGCTGTATCTATCTGTGCTATTGGTAATGATGCTTCCATAGCAGCTTGTATGATAGCTTGACCTGCCATACTAGATGAACCTAAACCTCTCTGTGCCATAACTGCAGTAGCTTTACGCATTGCTCCTGCTGCCCAAGGTGGTGTATTACCTCCCTCAAACTGATCCATCAAGGTAGT